GGAAGTTCTTTAACTAGCATGTCAGAAATTTGCTCAACCATCTTTTGTAGACTGTCAACCATTTCTTGTGCTGCTAAAATAACTTGTGATTTTTCAACTTCTTCGTTTTCTACAACAATTCGTTGATTATATACAGGCAAAGCCTTCAATGTAGCAAAGTGACTTGCTAATGCTTGTTCCATGAATACCGCTTTCAAGTATGCTGGATTATGTTGACCTTGATGTACTTTACCCGCAGATTTCATTTCTGCAATAAAACCACGTACTTTACGTAGCATACGATTGGTATCGTATAGACCCAAATTGTCAACGTCCATGTTAGCATTGAAATGTTCTTTAAGAGCTTTCTTAGCTGCTTGCGTTGGTTTCATATTAAATTCTGTTAGTTTCATAGTTTTTCCCGAAGTAACTTATATTGTATTTATCATCTTTATTTATTTTGCGGCTTCTTTGAACTGACGGTATTGCCAGTTTTTAGCATTAATTACAAAACGGTCTAGTTCTTCAATGATAGCTTGCTGTTTCATTTGATCTTCTTGAAGTTTTACTATATGAAGTGTTTTTGTATCTAAGTCTTTTGCTTTTTTAGCTAGTTTTTTGTGAATTTCATAGCTTACCACCGCACCTTCAAGCAAAATATCTAAGTCTTTAACACGATTTGCATCTACAAGTTTGTCACGTTTGTACATAGTAGTCCAAACAATCGCATTTTTTAAATTACTAAAAATCTCAGTTAAGTCAGTTTTGTTCTTAGAAACAATAAACTTGTTACCTACTTTTTCAATGTGATATTCACCAAATAATTGATATCCATCTTTTGTCTCATAGATAATAGATTCTATCAAAGACTGGGTATCATTGTTGTCAAACATGTTTTTCAACATGTCAATTTTCTTTTTACTCATCGTTTATTATCTCAAAATGAATGTTTTTTAGTTCAGGACTAGTATCTAAAAACTGAGGAAGTTTATCCCAAGCTGTGTTGGTTTTGATGATAGGAACACCGTTAGCATCTGTAAACAATGATCCCAATTCGTCTATACCATCATAGAAAACTTTGGCCTGTGCAATATCAAAATCAAAGTACCAACATTTTTGATCTTCTTCGTCTTCAAATAAAAATCCAAAATGTCCAAATTCTTTAAAATTAATTAAAATTTCTTTAGTGGATGTATTGTTTTCCGGTTGGCTACGTATAGAAATAACTTGTAGAATAGTATCATAATTCAATTGCGTATTGCGCTTTTGTTCCCAAATTTTAATTTCTTCAGTTGTGTAGGTTGACGGTGCTTTTCTGTTAAGTACACCGGTCTTAGTAATGTCAAAAAGCGTATAGCATCTGATTCTGTAACTCATACAGTATTTATAGAGGTAAAAAAGCCCGAGAAATTCTCGGGCCTGTTTATTAATCTAAGTTTTAGATTAGAATGATGCGCCAGTAGATGCACTTGCGTTACCGTTAGTAACGTTAGAAGCAATAGCTGTGTTGATTGCCAATGCCAAACTTGCTGCTGTATAAGCGCCTGTTGGGTATGTAGCAATAGTGATTGTACCTGTTGAAGCTGTGCTTACATTGTACAAGTAAACTGTACCCAATTGTTGGATAGTTTGAATAGCTGTTGCAACGTTAGAAGTTGTAGCTAGGTTACAGTTAGCGCCACCAGTGATAGTGAAGAAGTCTAACTTTGGACCTTGTGGTTGAACGGTTACGCCTGTAGTAACGTCATTCAATGAACCTACTGTGTATGAACCTGTGTCAAAGTTCATTACCGGTTTAAAGTCACCGTGGACTTTTGTTTGATCTGCCATGATATTTTTCCTTTTAAAGTTTGTGAGTCATATAGACTCTACTTTTATTTATTCCTGTTTCAGATTTTTCTGGTTTTACGGATAGATTCGTTAGTACCTGTAGCAAGACGATCATGGTCTGCTGACATTTGAGCTGCACCCTGTTTAGTTAGATTAGATGCTATGTTTCCAAATGCGCCTGAACCTCCTTGTTGAGTAGGAGTAGTGCTTCTTCCGGTAATAATTTCTTGCCTTAGTTCAGCATATTCTGCTTTACTCAATTTATAAATTTTCATCATCGCTGCTTTAGCAATCTGCTCAAGTGAAGGACCGTCAGTTTTACTTGACATTTTATTAATGACATTAATTACTTGTTTGACTGCAGGATTCCCACCTGTATTGCCGAAAGAATTAACATTACCCGCAGCTTGTGCGCTTCTATTTAATACTCCGCCTTTAGATTGTTGCTTTTGTTGTTGAGCTAACGCAAACATGTTATTTGCAGCCTTATTTACGTCATTGCCGCTACTGACAATGATATCCTTCAACTCTTGGGGATTGACTTCCCACTCGTATTTGTTGATATATTGTTTTATATAATCTCCAACAAGAGGAGCACTTCTCCCGCCTTTTTGAGCGGATTTTGAATATAGTGCAAAGTCATTTTCAAACTTATCTATAAAACTTGACCTAACTGCTGCGGATTTGAAGGTATCTCCGCCTAACCCACCCAATTTAGTATAGGCTTGCTTTTTCCACCAATCAGAATCGGCTACACCCTCATTCAGAATCACTTCGTTGATCTTCATCGTTTTTCCTAATACTTTTTGAAAATCTACCAGTATCTCTGGCTTTAATTGCATTCAACAACTTACGCTCTAATATAGCCGCTTTTTCAGTATCATAATGCTTATTAATCATTTCTAACAAATTAATTGCGCTGGTAATGATATTATTAGCTCGGCTCTCAATGATGTGCTTAGTGTCACGGTTTTGTCCAATAGACTCTAATTCCTCCAAGAGGCTGCGGGTTTTCTTTTGCATAAAAATAGATTTCCTATTATTATTTATCACTTTTTAAGTTGTTTCAACATTGCTTGCAATTTTGAACCCTGCACATCCGCAACTACTTTTTTCTGAATAGGTTCTAGTATTTCCCCTGTGTCATTGTCAATTACAGGGGTTGTGCTTACCAACGTAGCATGTGGTTTTAATTGATTCATAATATCATTTGGGCTAGGACTTGGTTTATATTTTGCTTGCTGTTCAGCATACCCATCAGGATCCTCGTCAGTAATTCGCATAGTTTCAATATTATAGTCCAAATCAATCTTTTGACCAACCCCTGTACTACTACGACTTTTCATACATTGCATTTGATATTTACCACGCTCACGCAAACTACGACTTGTAAGGATACCAAACACGTTATCCGCTGTGTTAATTTTACTGATACCACCTGCAATGTGACTGTGGTCAAACTCAATTTCATCAACTGCACTACGATTTAACTGACTTGCAGTTACCAATAAAACACTCATTTCTTTTGCTAAGTTACGTAATTCTTCCGCAACATACTTGTCCTTAATAAATTGATCGTTGGGATTGACTTTAACTGACACCGGCATAACTAAATCAAGATAGTCAACCATTACAAAGTCAATTTTGATACCTGTTTGAATTTGTACTTCCTTCAAATATGCTCTGATATCGTTAACGTTGCTTTGTGCAGGCAGTGCTTTAACCCGATATTGACCTGCATTTCTACCAACAGCCTTAACTTTCAAATGAGTTGTATCAATATCCCTACGAATATCTTTTGTGCCCATGCTAGTCAACATGGCATCTGTACGTAAGCTAGTTAGTTCTTCTGACAGTTCTAATGTGATATAGACACCGCTCATTCCCTGTTGTAGCCAGTTCAATGCTAAGTTCATCATGACTAACGATTTACCTGAACCACTACCACCTGCAAAGATATTCAATTCCCCGCGACTCATACCACCATAAAGAATCTTATCCATTTGTGGCCAGCCTGTACTTACCTGTCCACCTGCGTTAAAGTATTTGTTGATACGAGTTTTAGGATCATAAAAGTAATCAGTACCCATGTCTTTTTGTAAACTGATTTGTACTGCATCTTTGATTAGTTTCTCAACCGGACTAAAGTCACCCTTTTCCAACAAATCGGCTGCTTTAAGAATTGCTCGTTCTAATTCTTGTCGTTTTGTGAATGCCTCAAACGCATCAAAGAACCACTCGTGATGACCATCACTTAATTCTTCAATAGGATCAATATCTACACCAGTGATTGCCTTGATTTGACTATTGTCCGGAAGTACTTTATACTTGTCTGTGTGTTCCTTAAACATTTCTGCTACTGGTCGTAGACTTTTATCAAAGTTCTCACTGTTCATAATGTTCATAACACGAGTATATAAACCCGCGTCGGTTAACATCATTCGCAAAAATAATTTCTGTACGTCTGGTGTATATTCTAATTGTTTAGAATCCGTTTTGTTTGCCAATTTTCTTCCTCTGCATTTCTAATTTTATTTTGCTCATTGTAGCACTTTGAAGTATCGCTAGTAAAGTAGGTAATTTTCCGTACTTGACTACAGCATCATTCACATCTTTTACATCTGGGCCCCAGTTAGGCAAGCTAACATGGTATCCCAATTCTAATGCTTTATCAATTAGTTTGAGACCAGTCTTGTCAAAGTCTGGAACTACGATTATTCTTTTGTTTAATTGTGCTATCAGTTGAGCCTGATCTATATTGATATCATCATGCATGACTGCGACACCGTCAATAGCTAGTGCATCAAAGATACCTTCGGTTACGATGCAATATTGCCAATCATATTTCTGCTGGTCAATATTGAAAACGTAACCTGGTTGTTGTTCGTTTATGTACTTGGGGATTCTTCCATCAATGTACCTACTAGTAAAGCCTACAAGTTTGTTCTTGTAGTTATAGGGCACGATAATGCGTTGCTGATTTCGGATGTTATCCTTATCATATGGTGTGACATAGAATGTATATTTACTTAGGTCAATACTACGATTATCTAAGTAGTTAATGAACAATTGATGATTTTGGTTATTCTTGTCTAATCGTTCACTATTTTCAGGTAGTTCCTTGTTTTGAAACTTAAGTGCTTTTTTGTGTTGTGGTTGTATCAAGTCTAACGCATCTTTGTGTTGTAGACTTTCTAAGCTCCAACGTTGTATCTGTGTCTCGTCACACCCACACCATTTTAAAAATTGTTTTGTTTTAGGGCCGATTTGTTTACCAAGTGTGAAGTTACAACTATAACTACAATTGAAGCAATGCATGACCCAATTGTTACCTTCAAGTTTAAGTCCACCACGACTTCTACGATCAGGTTTATGTCCTCTATGACCACAACAGATAGCGTTGAAACTGATCCAACCACTTTGGGTCTGTTTCTTTCTACCGGGAATCAAAGAGGTAATATCAAACATACTACAATTATATTACAGTATGTATCAGAATGCAAGAGTCTTGGGACTTTATCTTGCCAATATGTCAGTCACATCGCCCTGAGTGCAATTGAATTGTACCCTGATATATGGATGAAATCCTTCTATCTGGTAGTAATCAGTGTTTGCTTGATTAATGTAAGTGATTGGATCATTGATGTTATACCAGTCATTGTCTGGTATAGTTGATCCTTGTACCTGAACGGTACCTGAAAAGTTATTGTAGTATGCTTGCAAAGTTAGTTTTGGATTGTATGATGTACTAACTGTGCTACTTGTAAATGTTACTGTGTTGTTTTGTGGAACAGGGTGTGAAGGAATAGTAACATCCATGCTAGGCATATGTTTTGGTAATACGCTATCCTCAATCCAAATAATACCACGTGCTGAACTGTCATTGTCTAAGAACACAGGCACGTTGAAACTGTTTGTTGGGATTTCTAATGAGTAGTATCCTTTTTGTGATTCAACACTATCTAGTTCTGATGATAACAATTGAAGTTCAGCTAGCCCGGTTAATGCATAAACAATAGTTAATGTTTTCTGTATTAGTACCTGAGTTCCATCATTGTTAAGGATACGCATGGTAATCTCAGCATCGGTGATATCTACTGGTTTTTGTTCTTGGTTAATGAATTTGAACTGGATTCTGTTATCCACGCCCTTATGCAATCTTAAATTTTTTGCGTACACGATACTGTAACTCCTAGGTGAGTTGCCATAGATCATCACTACGATTTGTCTTGGTATATATGAATAAACACTTGTTGAATACACGATCTGGCTCCTATAGTGTATTTAGTAAGAAATTAAATATAATGGTAAATTTGCCCAGATAAATAATCCTAGAGTCACTTTATTTGATGCACAGCGAATTCTTTCAAAAACTATCAGAAAATCATCCATTTATCACCGTTTGCTCCTATGCAGGTCAAGACTATGTAGGAATCGTACAAAATCGTGATGATGTTGTTACCACTATATATGATTACGGTGCGATAGTAGATCAAATACTACGTCAAAAATTTCTAGACCTCGGAGATCAATGGTGGTGGGAATCAAATAGATTGATCCCCATTAATATGTTCTTAAAGAATGAATGGGCCGAGTTTAGACCCTATTTACGAACGTTCAATAACAAAAGTCTAACTGTTATTCACGGACCCACATGTAGCATGTTAGAACTTGGTAAACGCAAGAGTAAGCGTAAATCAATTACTCTGGTAAAACGGCTTCCTTAATTAAGTTATTCAATTCTTCAAGGGTAATGCTACTCTTTCTTCCCTTGCTAGTATTTTCTTTTGCTTCAATTATTTGTAAATTCGCAGGATGATTTACAATTTCAGCTGGTAGATTTGCATGCCAAGAATCAAGTATACTAAACTTATGATCCACGTGATAGGTTTGTTGTCCTAATAGAAAACCCTGTTCTTTAGCCCATATCTGTGCCCGCTGTCTTATTGCTCTTGCGTAATGTCTATAGTTTTTAGCATCTTCGGGTGTTAACAGACCTGATTTTTTTCTCTTAGTCTCTTTCATTTTATTGACTGCTTCAGGGGTACATGCAGTTTTTAATAAAGTATGTGTTGCTTTAATTTTTCTTTCCACTGATTCAGGTCTTTTCCACTGCTCTTTGATTCGGTCGGAATGAATCTTTGTGTATGCTTCACAATGTTGTGTTACTTTACAACATGTATATCTTCCGCCGGTGTTTTTAAACATAGCGGGCTTACCGCACCCTTGTTCACACAACTGTCCTTGTTTTATAACTTCGTGTGTTTGTTTATGATAATGCCACATTTGCGGATTATTAGACATATAATCACAATGTTCGCATTTTCTGGGATATTGAATTTTATTATAATTTTTTGACGCAGGCATAATAATATTTATGCCTATTTTAAAAAATCACAAGCCGTTGAGTTCCTGTTCGCATAATAGATTCATATGCACAACAACTAATAATGCGTAAGCACAGGAATGAGAACGTTTGAATGCATACCCATCAATATCTTTATCCCATACAGTTTTCGCTACTTCACGCCAAGGTAATCCAATCAAGTGTTTCTTACCTGGACGAATGATAGCAAGAAACATTGCTAGTCTAGGAATACTATCAATTGGTTCAGGCATTCGTTGAATAGAGTTATAGTGATTGCTTAAATGAATCAACTTCTCAACAAATGTTTTGTCATTTAGTTTACTCCAGAATGGATTCTGCATTAGTCGTTCTAAATGTTGTTCATCCTTAACATGATTATAGATATGAACATTCAATAAGTCTAGTTTAAAGTATCCACGTTTCTCTGCATCACTATAATCAATGTTAGCCATGTCATTGATTGCATCATATGGAACATCTGTGATATGTACCCCTGTTGAATGTTTACGCATAGGTTGAATCTTACGCATTGCAGCAGGGATATATTTGATGTGTTGTAAGATTTTATCTCTATCACCAAAATCAATATCAATATCTGATTGAAATTTCATCGTGTCATTAATCCTGCTTTAATCATTTTCATATATGCTTGTTGAACAACAATGGCTTGTCGTTCCGCATCTTCTACTGCTTTGTGAGAAGTAACATGCCCGCCGTCTCTGAGTTTGACCCCAGCCACTTCGTAAAGAGTACGGGTATCTCGCACACTCCAGAATGGCCAGGGGATTCGCATGTCAAGTTGCTTCCATGCTGTTTCCATAACCACACAGTCAAAAGCAGCACCGTTACTCCACACAGCACGGCGATTCCAGCAGAAGCTATATAACTTTTCCATGCATTCTTTAAATGAGATTCTATCTCTGTCCCCCAATGCTTCTTCTTGGGCTGCTGCTGACTGCTCACCCCACCAACGTAATGTATCATCATCAATTATCCTATTGTATGTGTCTGTCTGTTCTTCGATTGTTGGTCTGAGTTCCAATCTCTCAGCGATGCCAGTACCTTTTGGATCAAAGCGCACTGCACCAATTGTAAGTATAACACAATAAGGGTCTGTTGACAAACTCTCAATGTCAATCATAATGTCCGCTGCCATTTAGTTCTTCCACATTTCGTAAATAAACTTTGCCTTGTCGTCCCAGATTTCAATATATAACACGTTTCCGGCTAACCAGAAGTCCCAAGCAATACCGCGCTCACCTAAATTTCTACGACACCATTTGATATAATCATTTGGATCAACCTTTTGATAATTCAAATCAATCTTATGAGTAATACGACCACGACTAGTTGTTTCGTAAGAGGTGCGATCAGGTTGAGTTACATGTTGCAATGGTGCAAATGTACCTGTACTATTACCAATTCCTGCTATTGCCATTATTCATACCTTAGACTAAACCATGTTGCTAATTCTTCTTTGTAGAATGTAAACACAGTATGTCTATTATACACTGCATCATGGCTCAAGTCATCATATCTGGGTTTATTGTACGCAAAATCAAAATCATTACCTTGAGTATACCCCTGTTGTCTAAGTTCTCTAACGATGTCCATAATTTCATTGGGCATCTTGTCTATAAGTTTAACCTCTATCATTTCGGGAACATCAACAAAAAGAAAGTTGCAAAACGTTCGTCTTCCAATGTCAATGCCCATTCAGGTTTTTCATATGAGTAACTTTGAGATTG